GGCTCGTGCACGCGCAGGAGATTGACCCGTCGCGCAAGTGGGACGAAGCCAAGGTGAAGTCGCTTACTGGCGGGGACAAGATCAGTGCCCGCTTCATGCGGCAGGATAACTTTGAGTTCACGCCGCAGTTCACGCTTGTAATCGCAGGCAATACGAAGCCGGAGATTACTAACGTGGATGACGCTATGCGTCGGCGTATGCACCTGATCCCGTTCGAGACTAAGCCTATCGTTAAGGACATGGACCTACCCGATAAGCTGAAGGAAGAATATCCTGCGATCCTAGCATGGATTATCGAAGGCGCTAAGGCTTGGCTGTCTGAAGGGTTGAACCCGCCAAAGGTCGTTATCCAAGCTACCGATGAGTATCTCGCAGGAGAGGACGCATTGGCCCGCTGGATCACGGAGCGTTGCGTGGCTGGCGAAGACAATGAGATGGGCACGACCGAAGCGTTCAATGACTTCCGCGATTGGTGCAAGGATAACAATGAAGCCAAGGGGAAGGACTGGTCACAGCGTAAGTTCACCGCAGAGATGAAGACGCATGGCTATGACCACGCAAAAGACCGGGCGACACGAACGAAGCGTGTGTTCCGTGGCCTTGAACTTCTCATTGGCGACGAGGACTATATGGTCATCAACGCCATGATAGATGAAGGGTCGGAGGATTTCTTCGGCCTTGAGATTAACTTCAAAGCAGATGATGGGGAGGACGTGTAATGTATGGGAACGATTTTATGCGGTATAAGGATGTGAGGGATGCGCTCAATGACGATGTGGTCGATGTGGTCAATAGCCCTCCGCACTATAAGTCCGGAGCCATCGAGGCTATCGAAGGGATCGAAGCGTCGATGGCTCCGGAGGCATATGCTGGCTACCTCAAGGGCAACATCATGAAATATATGTGGCGCTATGAGAGGAAAGGGAAGCCCGTTGAGGACTTGAAAAAGGCCCAATGGTATCTTGGTCGGCTCATCGCTGCGCAGGAAAAGATGTGCAGCCAAGATTGAAATGCGCACATATATGTTGGCGCTGTCGATTTAAGGTTTACGCTAACGTAAAGTAGATTGAGGGGGCTTCGGTCCCCTTTTTCTTGGCCGTTATGAGTTTGGGGACGGATACGAGAAAGTTCGGGACGCTTTCGGGACGCTTTCGGGACGGATAAATATGAGGACTTCTGCGGCTCGGGACGGAAGGGACGGATAATTCTGAGTTGATCCGCTCTTATGACAGTAACAGTGTTACCCATGGTCAATTTACAATGTTACTTACTTATGGCAACGGATACGCCAACAAACCCGTCCCGAGCGTCCCGAGCCGCCTAGAAGCTGGGTTTTATCCGTCCCCGAATTGTCCCCAAAGCGTCCCGAACTTTTCAAACCCGTCCCGAATGGCAGTTTTCCGTTAATCGTCGTCAAACACACCCGGCAAGTCGTCTGCATCGAGGTTATGGGAGCCGACTTGCTTTGGGGGTGTGATGTCTATGGTGGCTTCTTGCTCGATTTGCTCATGAGGATTTGATGACGCCAAGTTTAGCTGCCTCAGTGCATCAAGATGAAGTTGGTTCACGTTGACTTGGACCGCTGTGGTCGGCTTGGCTTGGAACTTCTCAGGAGCAGCAACACCGGCCAGCCATTTGCGCGTCTCGATCTTGAGCCTGTCAGCATTGGCCGATGTGTTGTCCGAGGCATCGGCAATGTCGAGGCACTCGTCGGCCCATTGGTCAGCCGCGATTGCGCGCGCCTGTTTGAACCGCTCCTCTCGGTCTGGGTCTTTGCGTATCCAATGATAGAGGGATAGGTTGCTGATGTTGAGTTCACGGGCAAGGCCAGCCATTGTCAGGCCGGATGCAATCTTCTCCAGCAAAACAGTCTCGCCAACCTTGTCCAAGTTCGATGCAATCGTGCGTCGTTTAATATGTCCGGCCATCGTCTAATTCCTTTTCATGCTGTGTAACAAGCCGTGTTAAATATACCGCCAAGACTAGCGCCGTGGCAAATGCGGTGCAGGCGAAGGCGATTTGCCAGCCGCTGCCCAACAGATAGAAGGGCAGCGCCACAATCCCCGCCACAAATGCTGCGGGTGCAAGCATAAGCGCGAATACATAGGGCATTCCCACCAGCCACCAGACAATAGAACGCCATGTCATAGCTTATATGCCTCTATAAGCCCATATAAAGCCCATAGAGAGGCATATAGGGAAATTGCTAGGTAACTATCCCGATTGTAGCTATGCACGCTCCAGACCCCTTAGAAACGTCTCTAAGAGGATAGAGACTGGAGCGGGCACAGACCGACCGCCTTGTTCATAGTATCGGACCGACCTTTCGGACAGCCCAATCCGATATGCAAGCTGGCCTTGCGTCAGTTTCAGCATCTCGCGTGTTGCTTTAAATTCTTCACTTGTCATTGTTCATCCTTTAATGCTTTTTCTGCATCCTCGATCAATTCTATCGGCGGGTAGCGCAGATAGTTTACATGGTCGGCGGTTACCACGCCAAGAAACTCCAGATATTCCATCAGGCGGTAGGCCAAGGTTTCGCCTGCTCGTTCGATGTATCGTTCGGGCAATTCATCGTCGGTCATTTGCTTTGCCCCTGCTCTCTTAGGCGCTTGGCTTCTGCGAAGGTGAGGCCGTCTGAATTACGCAACGGCCAAGCATTATCGGATGATACGCGGCCCTTGCGGCCTAATGGCGCGGCTTGTTGTGGTTTAATCATGCTGCAAGTTCCTCTTCTTCTTCCCATTCAGTCCAAAATATTTCGATGTCGCCCACGTCATCGTCCTCATCTTTATTGCCGATATAAAATTCTGCAAAATCTTCGGGCGTTACGTTTTTGTGCAAGCATTCGTCGCTGCAATAATGCTCGTTTGCGCCCTCAATGACGTATCCCTCGTTCATGCCAGCGCCACAAGCGGTGCAGGTGCGTGCGTATTTCATGCGTCTGCTCCTACTGGTGCGTAATGGTCGCGCAAGGCGTCCCAATCAACAGTGTTGAGGTCAAGCATATCCCAAATGAAACCGGCAACGGTGCTATCCTTACCGATTAAGCTATAAACATCCTCTTCAACCATATCGCGCAAGTATTCGGGGGAGAAGTCAAAGCCATCCTCCGCCAATTCTGCCCACTGGTCGCCGAACCATACGTTTACTGTCCAAGTGTTGGCATTGCGCCAGCCGTTGCATGTATTGTCTGTCATAATCTCTCACTCCTTAATTGGCACTAGCGCCATCCTCGCGGCGGATTGCTCCGCCGTCCGGTGGTGTTAGGCTTCATGCTTGGCCTTGTTGACAATGCGCGCTATTTCTTGGCGGCCTGTCAAGAATAACCAGTTGATACCGTCATCGACTGTCGCAAAGTCTAATAGGCGGTTGCTCTCATCTGGACCGTTGACGATTAGGCGGCCTTGTGTGTTTGTCCAGATATGCCAGCCGTTAGCGTCAAGGCATATCTTAGAGCCGCTGGAATTGATTTTATAATAGTTCATGATTACTCCCCTTGTGTTGCGTAGTTAGCGACGAAAGCATTGCACCGCTTATATTCGCGGGGTGATAGCCATAGCGCCGAATGGTCGATTGCTACGTCAAGGCGGGCCAGCCTATCGGCAAATGGTATGTTGTGGCGTTCAAGGTTAGCGGTGTAGCGTTGAAACGCGGTAAGGTTAGCTAGTCGCATGATTACTTCCCCTCTTTATTGTTGCGGCAAGCATAGGCGAAACCTGCCAACATGCTTACTATCCATACGAACGCGAAAGCATTGAACGGTATATACTGTGATAAATCAAAAGCCATTGTCATTCCCTCTTTGCTGTTGATGCATTATCAATAGGAACATTGTTCCGCTTAGTAAAGATATATAATTTTATTGATTGGTAAAAAATAGTAACCAATCAAATCACATCCGAATGTGATTGCCTCGCCTATATATTATAATGCCACAGGCACAATGTGCCGCTTTAAGGTGGTGGAGAGACAGCGCCGCGCCTCGTTTCTTGTGCGTCTCCGAACCCATTTGGTCCAACACTAATACACTGTTACAGTCTGTAACCCGCAGAAATGCGTGCTTTTTTACATATAGGGGGGAGGGGGTGCTTTGATTTTGACCCCCCCGCCCCCGCCCTTGCGCGGGGGGCGTGTGCGTATAACTAAACAGACACCGAAGTGTGGCCCCCACCCCCCTATACCCTTGCATTTAACATAATGCCTTCCAAAAAATTCCTAACTTTTTGCTTGCCAAACTGTAACAATAAATTGTAACAGCGATGGACAACAAAGAACGGGAGAAATACGTTGGCAGTTTATGGATACACTCGCGTCTCGACTGAAGACCAGATCGAGAACACATCGCTCGACGACCAAGCACGCCAAATCCAAGGCATCGCGCTCACACATAATTTGGAACTGATGCACATCTACGAAGAACGCGGCGTCTCCGGCGGTGTCCCACTGCTACGCCGAGAAGAAGGCTGCAAGCTGGCGTTCCTCCGGCCGGGCGATACCGTCATCGTATCGAAGCTAGACCGTATGTTTCGCGATGCGAGAGACGCACTAAACGTGATTGCCGACTGGGAGACGGCGAACATTAATCTCATCATCAACGGCTACGGCAATGTGATGGACAAGGCCAACCCGAACGGACGCTTCATGCTAGAGATCATGGCCGTCTTCTCCGGCGAGGAGCGCCGCCGTATCAGAGAACGTGTCACCGCTGGTAAGAGAGCGAAGAAGTCACAAGGTGGATACGTCGGTGGCAAAGTGCCATTTGGATTTAAGAAGTCAGGCACAGGCCGCAAGGCCAAGCTGCATCCAGAACCAAACGCGCAGGACGCATTGATTACAATGAAAGCCGCACGCGTTAAAGGCCATAGCTACCGCGATATTGCTATTATCGTAGCAAAGCGTCATGGTATATCGGTTAGCCATCAAACAATCGCACGCGTAATAAGGGGAGATAAGAATGACGAAATCTGAGCCGAACTTCTTTCTGGAGTTCTTGAAGAAGTACCGCGATGATCCCGTAGGGTTCGTGCGCGATATTCTAAGGACCAAGCCAGACCCTTGGCAAGTCGAGTTTCTCAAAGCGATTAGTTCAGGCGAGCGCCGTATCTCCGTCCGCTCAGGCCACGGCGTCGGCAAATCGACAGCCGCAAGCTGGGCCATGCTTCATTACTTTCTGACGCGGTATCCGGTGAAGGTTGTTGTGACTGCGCCGACATCCGCACAGTTGTTCGATGCGATGTTCGCGGAACTGAAGCGATGGGTGAATGAACTGCCCGACGTTCTCAAAACGCTGATCGAAGTCAAGGCCGACCGTATCGAATTGAAGGCCGCAGCCAGTGAAGCCTTTATCTCCGCCAGAACGAGCCGAGCAGAAACGCCTGAAGCCTTGCAGGGTATCCACGCCGACAACGTATTGCTCGTCGCGGACGAAGCGTCCGGTATACCTGAAAGTGTGTATGAAGCTGCGTCCGGTTCTATGTCTGGCCACAATGCGACGACGCTTCTTCTCGGCAACCCTACGCGAAACACCGGATTATTTTACGATACGCACAATCGTCTGAAGGGCGAATGGAAAACCTTCCACGTTAGCTGCCTCGACAGCCCGCGTGTGTCCGATGCGTTCGTTAAGGAAATGCAGTTACGCTACGGCGAGGACAGCCCCGCATACCATGTGCGCGTTCTCGGTAACTTCCCACCGCGTGAAGAAGATACGGTCATTCCCGTTGAGTTGATCGACAGCGCCATGAACCGCGAGATTAAGATTAGCCCAGCCACAAAAAGCGTATGGGGCCTAGACGTTGCGCGTATGGGTTCGGATGCCAGCGCCCTCGCTAAACGGCGCGGCCCGGTTGTGGAAGAGATACAGACTTGGAAAGGTCTGGACCTGATGCAGCTAACAGGCGCAGTCGTGGCCGAGTTTGAGGCGCTGACGCCATCGGAGCAGCCAGTAGAGATATTGGTTGATAGTATCGGGTTGGGTGCTGGTGTCCTCGACCGTCTGCGCGAACTGGGTCTGCCAGCGCGAGGGATCAACGTCGCGGAAAGTCCTGCAATGAAAGGGACTTACGCCAACCTACGCGCCGAGTTGTGGTTCAAGTGCAAAGGCTGGCTGGCGAACCGTGACGTGAAGATACCGAAGGATGAGCAGTTGTTCGCCGAGTTGGCGGCCCCGCGATACACCTTTACCTCGTCGGGCAAGATGCAGGTCGAGAGTAAGGAGAGCATGAAGAAGCGCGGGCTTTCGTCGCCGGATAAGGCGGATGCGTTGTGCCTGTGCCTCGCCACCGATATATCAACGATCATGCATGGATACTCGATGGCCAACAAGAGCGGGGCCTTGCGTAGGAATATAAAGGGGATTGTTTGACATAAGATAATGTTGTGATATATTTGTTTTGCTCGGCAGGTTTTTTCTCTCCCTCTTCCTGCCGGGCATCATGGGGTGTGCGAGGTTTTGCCACCGGTAATAGCGACTGAACGATATGATGTAACTCCTGCATTTCGTTCTAACCGCGCCGCCACCCCACTTTTTTGCTTTTCTGCGAACTTTAGGTTATAGACGGCCAGAGGGAGCGTACTCGTGGAAACAAAGACTTGTCCGAAATGCGGCGAAGAAAAGCCGATTGACGACTTCTATTTTCAAAGACGCGTCTGTAAGCCGTGTGTGCGTGAACACCAACGCCGCTTCAGAGACTCCCAGCCAGACTACAACCATACCCGTAATCTCCAACGGCGATACGGCCTTAGTGTCGATGAGTATCAAACACTCCTCACCAACCAGAATTTTTCGTGCCCTATTTGTGAGGTAGAAATATCTGATACAATAGAGTATAAGGGAAAGCGACCAGTTGCCGTTGATCACAACCATGAGACGGGTGATGTTCGCGGTATACTTTGTTCGATGTGTAATTTAATGCTAGGCCACGCGAGAGAAAACACCAGTATTCTTTACAGGGCCATCGTGTACTTGAGTGAGCGCGGCGCGTATGCGCCGAAAGGTAAATGATATGAAGAAACCAACTAAGGCCGACAAGAAAGTGGCCAAGGTCATGGGCGAGTTCAAGCGCGGCACACTGCACGCTGGTGTAAATCCCAAAGGCCCCGCAAAGGCTCCCTTGGCTAAATCGCGCAAACAGGCTATAGCGATTGCTCTGTCTGAAGCTGGCAAGTCCAAAAAGAAGTAAGGCTAAAATATGGCATATCGCAATAACCGTAAGCCGAATAAGGCTGAGATGGCTAAGAACAACCGTATGTATCAAGATACCGGGGTTCCCAACGCCAACTCTGAAAACGGCGATAGCGAAGACAAGACCAAAGAAACCGAGATTGAACTCGCCGATGGTACGGAAGTTTCCATCGAAGAGCCAGAGATGGAAGACGAGCAGGTAGAAGAGCCTGTATCGGAAGAAGAACTTCAGAACATTATCACCGCCGAGATTGACGACGCGCAAGATTATATCGACGATGTGATCTCGCCGGAGCGTGCGCTTGCGGGCCAGTACTACAAGGGCGAACCCTTCGGCAACGAAGAGGAAGGCCGCTCTCAGGCAATCTCTATGGACGTGCGCGACACCGTGCAGGCCATGATGCCGTCGATTATGAAAGTATTTTTCGCGGCGAACAACGTCGTCGAGTTTGCGCCGAACGGCCCAGAAGATATTGATAGCGCGCAGCAGGCGACGGATTATGTTAACTACTGCCTGACACGCGACAACAACCTATTCAACGAATGCTATTCCACATTTAAGGACGCGCTGATCCGTAAGAACGGTATCATGAAAGTCTGGTGGGATACCGAAAAAGATGTCACGACCCACTACTTCACGGGTCTGGACGAAGCCACCTTCTCCGTCCTTCAGGCCGATGTCAATATCGAAGTCAAGGACGTAGAGATTACCTACGGCGAGATGATGGTCGAAACGCCGATGGGCATGATGGGCCAAACGCAGCCAGCCACCTACGATTGTACAGTAGTCCGTACAGTTGAGAAGGGCCGTCTGTGCGTTCAGTCTGTACCGCCTGAAGAGTTTCTAATTGACCGCCGTGCGCGCTCTATCGAAACCGCCGAGTTTGTGGCCCACCGTCGTTACGTTACCGTATCCGATCTTGTGAAGATGGGCTATGATTTCGATGAGGTTCAAGACCTTGGCTACGAAACCTTAGATGACTTCGAAGGCAACGAAGAAGCCTTCGACCGTAACCCGCAAGCCTTCGTTCAGATTACAGGCCGCACAGATACGACATCTCGCAAAGTCCTTTACATCGAGGGCTATGTGTATGTTGACATGGACGGCGACGGGATCGCGGAACTTTGCCGCGTCTGCGTTGCTGGCACGGCCAACAAGATACTTCACTACGAACCCTGCGACTTTATTCCGTTCGTAGACTTCTGCCCTGATCCAGAGCCGCACACATTCTTCGGCATGTCGATTGCCGACGTGACGATGGACATTCAGCTTATCAAGTCGAATATCCTGCGCAACACGCTCGACAGCTTGGCGCAGTCGATCCACCCACGCACGGGTGTAGTCGAAGGCCAAGTCAATCTTGAAGACGTGATGAACACCGAAGTCGGTGGCATTATCCGTATGCGCGCACCGGGTATGGTGCAGCCGTTCACGATGCCCTTCGTTGGACAGCAAGCATTCCCGATGTTGCAGTACATGGACGAACTGCGCGAGAACCGCACAGGTATTTCCAAGGCTGCGGCCGGTCTGGATGCAAACGCGCTTCAGTCTTCGACCCGCGCTGCTGTTGCAGCCACGATTACTGCTGCGGCGCAACATATCGAACTGATCTGCCGCATCTTCGCCGAGACAGGCATGAAGGGTCTGTTCAAGAAGTCGTTACAGCTTATCACTAAGAACCAAGACGCACCGCGCATGGTGCGTTTGCGCAACACATTCGTTCCGATTGACCCGCGTGTATGGGACGCGAACATGGACGTTGTAGTGAACGTGGCTCTCGGCACTGGCAGCAACGAAGAGAAGATGGCGTTCTTAGGCCAAGTCGCCGCCAAGCAAGAGATGCTCATGCAGATGGGCGCTCCATTGGTTGACATGCAGGGTTACTACAATACGCTGGCGCAGATGATGGCGCTGGCTGGATACAAAGACCCGACTGTGTTCTTCAAAGACCCAGCCATGATGCCGCCTCCCCCGCCGCCTGCTCCACCGCAGCCGACACCGGAAGAGATGCTGTCGCAGGTTCAGATGGAAGCGATCCGCGCTGACATCCAGAAGAAGGCAGCCGAACTTGAGTTGCAGCGCGAAGAGATGCTGCGCAAGGACGACCGTGAGCGCGACAAACTCGACGCCGACATGATGATTAAGGCAGCCGAGATCGAAGCCAAGTACGGCGCGCAAGTCAACACGGCCAACATCGAAGCGTTGATGCAGCGCGACCGTGAGTTCCTACGCCAGCAAGGCGAAATGGAACGTGCGGCTGTGCAGGCCCAACAGGCCCAGCAAAACGCGCAGATGGCGCAGGCCGTGCAACAAGCGCAGATGCAACCTGAAATACCGCCGGAAGGTATCATGTAATGTTTGAAGATTTTTATCTTCCGGAATTTAACGCGGACTATTTCGATGGTCCTGCGTTTCAGAGAGGTATTGCCGCTGCCGTAGGGCGGTATTTCCCGCCTGTTGCAGAGCCGGTTTATTACGCGCCTTCACCCGAACCCACCCCTACTTACGATTACCAAAGCCCCACCAGCGTCAACGATATTCCGCAGTTTATGGCCGAGGATTACGGCCTTATCGGTGCAATTACTAATCGTTTTAA